ACCTCGAAGCAGCGCTCCGCTTAGGGCGCGCCGCCCCGCCGCCCTCGAAGCCCTCCGCATTTGCCGTGGTCGAAGCGGAGATGACGCGACTGATGCAGCCGCATCCCCACCGAAGGCCGCAGCACATGGACGCCAGCGAATGCTGGAACCGTCTACTCGACTTTGTGCGTGAACGACAAGTCGGCTCCCGCGATCCAGTCCCCGCCGTCCCCGCGAAGGAGAAGCCATGACAAGGCTCGAACGATTTGTGTTCAACCACCAGGAGATTGCCGATCACATCACCACGTCGAGCGACAGCACTGATTTCTGTCTGGAGTTTGTCGGGGATGAGGACTGCGGTCTCGGCTTCTGTTTGACAGTCCGTGGGCGTGACGAGTTTCGCAAGGTCATCACGCAGATTCACACGATGGGAATCGGCCTCCTAGACGCCGCGTCGATCAAAAGAGAGGAGCCGCCGGGCGCGATCCCCGCTCCCGCCCAAACAATCGAAGAGGCGCAATGCGCCTGTTCGATGCTACCGTTGCATCCGGTTAGTGCTCACCACGTCATTTGTGAGGCCAGAGAGGGAGGAGGCGCGATCCCCACTCCCGCGCCGCCTTCAGAGATCTCGCCCTCGGAACGGCAACGGCTCCATGCGCTTCTCCAATGGTGTCATGCGGCCATCGATCCGGAGGCCAACCCGAGGCTGTGCAAGATGCTGTACGACGAACTGAAAGCGTGCGAAGGCGGCCAGTGCGTTCCGGGGGAGGCCGAGCGGGAGGCCGCGTCCCCCGCAAGGAGCAGGAATGAGCTACCAGAGTGAAATGTCCGCCTTCAGTGCCGAAGTCGAAGAGGAAGCGGCTCGGCTGATTCGAGACGGCTACGCGGCCCCGTTCGATGCCATCGCGATTGCACGCGAATCCGTCAAGCGCCGCCGACAGAAGAAAGCGGATCAAGCGGCTCTCTCACGCCCGCCTGCGCCCGACCTGAAGGAGCACCCATGAAGAAGAAGCGCCCAGGACTCTCGATGAAGGAAGCGCGTCGACTGAAACTGACAAACCACAGCGACGACAAGTGTGACGCGTGGGAGGCCGGGATTGAACGCGATGATGAGAACGGCTCGCTCATCCGCATTGAGGACCTCGAAGCGGCACTCCGCTCAGGGCGCGCCGCCCCGCCTTCGGCTGAAGAACTGCGCCAAAGTGAAGCCACGGTGAATACTTGGCGAGGTATCGAGCATCTCAATGCTGAGATCCGCCGTTTACAGATTGCCCGCATTGGCGATAGCGAGACGATCAACCGGTTAATGACGGAGCTAGAGGCAGGGCGCGCGGAGCCAACCGCCCTGCGAACCGTGAATGACGAGCTTGCGACGTTGCTTGATCCGCTCGAACGACGACTCACGCTCATTGAACCGCAACCGGAGCGAGAGAAAGCCAAGCGGCTGATGGCGGATCTGCGCGTAGAGTTGGCAGGGCGCGCCGCCCCGCCGCCCTCGGAGGAGAAAAATGAAGGGTGATTTCTTAGTTGATACCAAGAATCCATCAGCGCTCGACTCGACGTTGCATCAGCTCGGCGCGGTACTGATTGGCGGCCCAGACTTTATCCGACACGAGGGTCACTACGTCGTGCGACCGCTCGGGAACGCCGGGTTCGTTCGGTTCGCGATTAAACAGCAGGGATACGCGAAAATCGCAGGAGACGCTCCTGATCCGGCACCGTGGGATGTGGCCGTCCCCCCCCTCCCCGCGAAGGAGAAGCCATGAAGCTCGAATACATGGGTGAATCCGCGATGAGCCGCTCACGTCTTTACCAGCTAACTGTAGAGGCGGCTGAATCGCAGGAGATGGGCCGTGCAATCCTTCGTGAAATGGTGGAGCGGGTGGCCGAGCATCTCGCAGCAGAGTATCTGGAGACCCACGGAGCGGAACTATTGACGCAGATCAACGCCGATGCCGTCGCCAACATGGCCATCGCTGAAGCCGGGGCGGCCGTCAACGATACCCTGAAGAAGACATACGCGGAGCGCGTCGTTCACGTTCCTGGTGACCGCGAAATCTATCAGCGCGGAATTTTTGGCGGTCTGCGGAGGCTTCGATGACTACTCCGAAGGAGGAGCCGCCGGGCGCGATCCCCGCTCCCGCGCCGGATCTGATCGAGCTGGTCGAAGAGTTCAATGGCTGGTGGTGGCTGCACCGCGAAGGCTCAACAAACGCCGCCTATCTGCGCGTGGACGCCTTCACGAAAGCCGCACGCGAAATATTAGAGCGGGAGGCCGAGCGGGAGGCCGCGTCCCCTGCCCTTTCCGTGTTGACAGAGCTGATCGCGAAGTGGCGAAAGAAAGCAGCAGATTACCCGCAGACATACGTCGCGGGGCAACTGAGTACGTGCGCTGACGAACTCGAAGCGGCACTCCGCTCAGGGCGCGCCGCCCCGCCCAAAGGTTCGACCTGTTCAGAATGCGGCCGTCCGTTCCTTGTCTCGCATCCGTTCGATGCGGATGGGATCTGTCCGATCTGCGGTGCGGTCGAGTGCGACGAGTCGAGTCAGACGCTTCCATGCGTGCCAGATCGGGCAGGGCGCGCCGCCCCGCCGCCTCGGAGAGCCGCGCAATCGAACTACTGCGGCGCATTCGAGGCTGGGATCAGCTTCCCGAAACTGCGGACGGGCCGTACTGGATGAGAGAAATTGACGTCGTGCTGGAAGCCGCTCTCTCCCGCCCACCCGCGCCCGATCGGAAGGAGCACCCAAAGTGATCCTCGCTGACGCGGGGTCGGCGGCGTCGGAGCCCACCTAATTGCCGAAGACGTCAGAGCTGTCGCCGGCGTGTCCCTATTGTCAGTCCACCGACAGTCGGGTGATCAAGCCGTTCTGGCACGTCAAGACGTGGACGAAGCATCGGCGCCGCGCCTGTCGGAGTTGTGGCCGCCGGTTTCTCAGCGAAGAGCGCACGATCGGGCCGATTCGGGCGCGGCGATCCTCGTCCTCGAAATAGCGCCATCTATAGCGCTTTTCAGTGACGGATGAGGCGTACGCTATCAGCGTCCCGTCTTCCGCATGGCCGACAATACACAGGTCAACCAGATCACGACAGGTGGCGACACGATCGCCACGGAAGACGTTGGCGGGATCAAGTATCAGCTGTTCAAGCGCGCCTTCGGGATTCACGGGGCTCAAGCACTCGCGACGTCGCTGTATCACGCGGTGGCGGCGGCCTCGAACAACGCGGCGAATATCAAGAACAGCGCTGCGCAACTTTTTGCGGTTCACGTGTTCAACGCCGCGGGCTATCCCGTCTACGTGAAGTTCTACAACAAAGCGACGGCGCCTGCGCCGGCTTCTGACACGCCCGTCCTGACGTTTGGCGTGCAGGCCGGCGTCTCGCGTGACATTCCGTTACGACCAGCGGCCTTCGCCACGGGGCTAGGCGTGGCGATGGTCAAGAACATCGGAGACAGCGACAACACGAGTCTCGCGGCGAGCGATTGCGTCGTGGATGTGGAATATCTATGAAGGCGCTTCGGCTCTACCTGATCGGCTTCACGATCGCCGCCTCGATCGCGGTCCTCGCCGCCCAGCAGCCGGTGACGGTCGCGAACTCTCCCACGGTCTCGATCTCGGGCACTGTTCCGATTAGCGCCGCCTCCTTGCCGTTGCCCTCCGGTGCGTCCACGAGCGCGAAACAGCCGGCACTCGGCACCGCGGGGAGCGCCTCGAGCGATGTGATCACGGTCCAGGGGATTGCGAGCATGACGAAGCTGCTCGTCACCCCCGATTCCGTCGCCTTGCCAGCGCATCAAAGCACGAACGTCGATCAGTGGAATGGCACGACGACGGACACGAATTCGGGCAACAAATCGGCCGGGACCCTCCGCGTGGTGCTGGCGACGGATCAACCTGCACTGACGAACAAGCTGCTGGTGACGCCGGATGCGAATAGCGCCGTCAATCTCGCCCAAGTGGCGGGGGCGACGACGGCGACCTCCGCCAGCGGCGTGCAAAAGGTGGGCGTCGTCGGGAATGCCGGGGCGGCGCTCGATGCGGCGACCGGCGCGGCGCCGCCCGCCAATGCCGTCTATGTCGCCGGGCTGCAATCTGGTGCCACAGGTGGCTTTCTCGGTGGGATTACGGTCTGCGATTCCGACAAAGAAATCAACGTCACCGCGAACACCCAGCTCATTGCCGGCGTCTCCGGTCGAAAGATTCGCGTCTGCGCGATTCAGCTCGTCGCCGCCGCGGCCACGAACGTGGCGATTGTCACAGGGACGGGGTCGACGTGTGGCACGGGCACCACCGCGTTGATGGGCGGCACGACCGCCGCCACGGGGTGGAACTTCGCGGCGAATGGCGGCATTGCGTTTGGGAGCGGCTTGGGGGAAGTCGCGACGGCGCACAACGCGGCCGACAACCTCTGCATTCTCGTGAGCGCGGCGAATCAAATCAGCGGCAGCATTAAGTACACGATTTACTGAGGGATTTCCCATGGCGTCACTCGCAGATCAGTACACCTACTCGCAGACGCAGACCCTCCAGAATCAGGTGAAGCAGGCGATGGTCTCCACGGCCATCGCCGTGAGTGGGGAAGCGCAAGCGTTCAACCGGAATCGCACCGCCCTGGCGATCAAAGTGTTGGCGCCCGGGGGCGTGACGGCCTATCTGGGGCAGTTTGCCGCAGCGGTCTGTAATGACCCCACGGTTTCGGCGTCGATTGCTAGCGGCGGCGCGACGGCCACGGCCACGGACGCGAATATCACGAACGCGGTGTCGTCCGCGTGGAATGCGGTCGCCAATGCGTAAGGTGCTCGTCGCGCTCGCCTTCGTGTTGCTGGCGTGTCGTCCCGCCTTCGCGGCGATCGCGCTGGTCAATCACATCGCTGCGGCCGGCGCGAATACGTTCACGTCGTCGTCGGTGAGCATGTCCGGCGCGAACCTGCTCGTCATGGTCGTCACAGAGGCGAGCGCGGCCGCTGGGACACCGTCCGACAGCTCGAGCAACACATGGACCGGCCTCACAGAGCAGTGCGTGAGCACGCCCTGTAATCGCATCTATTACGCGAAAAATGCGACGGTGAGCGGGAGTCAGACGTTTACGCTCACGGGCTCGAGCTTCTTTGCGGTCATTTCGGTGCTCAGCTTCAGCGGCGCGGATACGACGGCGCCGTTTGACGTGGAAGCGGGCACGGGCGGCGGCGGGTTCGGCACGACGGCGAATCCCGGCAGCATCACACCCGGCAGCAACAACGAGGTCGTCGTCACCGGCTTTGCGTGGAACAACTCGCAAACGATCTCGAGCGTGACGGGCTACACGATTTCCGATCAGACGAATTTCGCGGGCGGCAGCAACTACGGGGGCGCGGGCGCCTACAACATTCAGACGACGGCGACGGCGACGAATCCGACCTGGAATCTGAATCCCGGCACGACTGCGGGCGATGTGACCGTGGCGAGCTTCAAAGCGGGCGCGGGTGGCGGCGGCTCGACGCCGTGTATCCGCACACTGATGGGCGTCGGCTGTGACTCCGTGCTCTACAGCCTCGTGGGTCTCGCATCTGGACAGACGACGCCACCGACCGTGCAACCAGGCGATCCCTATCGGCTGTCCTGGACCTATCTCGCCGCGGATCTGGCGGCGCGGCCGGTGCAGTTCGGGCTGACGGTGGATAGCGGGGCGAAACAGACCTTTGCGCCAGCGGATTATGACGTCGCAACGGATGCGACCGGGACCAGCACGTACACGACGCATGCCGGCGTGCTCACGCCGTTCACGGCAGCGCAGCTCGGCGCGCACACGGTGACGCTGAGCGCCTTTGATGCGAGTGGGGCGGCGAGTGCCACGCTTGCGCTCCAGGTCGGCTGGCTCTCGCTCCCGAAACCGCCCGCGAACTTCCAGTTGTATACCCCGAAGATTGGCCTCGATCCGGCGACCGGCCAGCTCCGGCTGTTTCTCGTGGCGGATGCGCCGACGCCAGGCGGGGGCGGCTAAGGTGCTCTGTTGGCTGATGAATCTCGGCTTCGCGGGCGGTTCCGCGGCGATCGTCACGCCAACGATGGTGATTGGCTTCACGCTCGCGATCGAGGAAACCTTCACGTTCCAAGCGTCCATTCGGCAGTCTACAACCTGGCCCGCGACGATTGTGCAGACCCTGGCCATCCCGGAGCAGGAGTAAATGGCCGCCAACGTTCACGTGGGCGACATCGGGACGGCGTTCGAGGCGACGATTGTTGATCAGACTGGCGCGATTGTGAACGTGAGCGGCGCGAGTACGAAAGAACCCTGGTTTCAGCGCGCAGACGGCTCGACGCTCGCGAAAGCCGCGGTGTTTACGACCGATGGCACGGACGGGAAGATTCGGTATCTCTCGGTGGCTGGTGATCTGACGTCTCCGGGCCCGTGGGCCGTCCAAGGCCACGTCATCATCAGCGGCGGCGAGTGGCATAGCGATCTCTACAGCTTCACGCTGTATCCGAATCTGCGGTAGCGCCATCTATAGCGCTTCATCGGCGGCATTTGCCCCCACACTCAGCGGTATCAGGACCTGTCCCGTGACGTTTCCCGCCTTTTGTCTCGTGCAGGCGCACGCGAGCCGGAGTCGCTTGGATGCGCTCGAGCAGTTGATTCTGCGCCTGCGATTGCTGAAGGAACGGCGCGCCAGGTTGACGCGGCTCTGGCACGAGGTCGTCTGGTGAATCCCAATGTTCTCCGCAGCGGCGCGCTCGTTGTCGCTCGCGTGGGTGACCAAGCCGTCATCGTTGCGGGCGGCGAGATCGGGCGTTTCGTCGGCTCCTGGGCTGCGTGGCGCCTTCGTATAGCGCTCCACGGCTGCGAGTAACCATGGCCGGCGAACTCGTCGAGACCCCTAAGCCAGCTTGTGAAAAAGCCTATCGCCGTCTGACGAACGAAGACCGTGTGCTTGCCCTCCAACTGCGTGAACGTGGTCGCACCCAAGCTCAAATCGCCCAAGAACTTGGTTGCACCCAACAAGCCGTCTCGCTGTGGCTGAAATCCGCCACGGATACCACTGAACTCGCAAGCTTGTATCTGAAAGGGCAGGCCCTGCGCGTGGCAAGAAACGTCGTGGAGAAAGGGCGGACACGCGACCATGTGGCTGTGCTGCAAGGACTTAGGGTCTTGGACGGTAACGACGGCGCGCGCATCCAGTTCGCCGTGGGGATTCAGTTGCCCGGGATGCCGACTTTCGCCTCCCAGCCATCAGCAGTTAGCGTGGATATACACAGCCTAACTGACGCGACGGGTTCTGATAATAGCTAATTATGTTAACCAGCGCTAACCGATTCAAGATACGACCCTTAGGAGGGTTGCCCGGGGTGAACCCACCCGGGGCCTTCGGCGGCCGATCCCCCGAGGGACCCACCGGGGGAGGCGAGCGCGTGATGGGACCCGCAGTAGCAGGCGCACAAACAGGGGTCGTGCCCGAAATGTATATGCCGGATTGGCGGTGCAGATGTTCGGGTCTCCCGCCCGTGGCGAGGGGAGCCTTTTGTTCCAGAAATCGCGATATGCAGGACATGTATATCAGCGGGATAAACGGCCGCTAAGTGAGGCACGCGAGCCCTGCGATGGCGCCGAATCCCTCCAAAGCCGTCATCGTGACGGTGGCCGGGAAGCCGGTGACGCTGTATGCGCCGACGCCGAAGCAGGTGGCGTTCCACGAGTGCGTGGCGAAGAACGTGTTGTACGGCGGGGCGGCGGGCGGGGGGAAGAGTCATGCCCTGCGATGGGACGCGTATATGCGGTGCGGGTCGGCGCCGCACTATCGAGCGGTGCTGTTGCGGCGGACGTATCCGGAACTCGAGAACACGCATCTGGAGCAGGTGCCGTTAGACATTGCGGGGGGGCTACCGGCGGAGTACCTGAAGAGTGAGCGGAAGGTGCGGTTTCGGAATGGGTCGGTGCTGACGTTTGGGCACTGCGAGGACGACGCGGCGACGGGGAAGTACCTGTCCACGGAGTACGACGCGATCTACTTCGATGAGCTTGTGACGTTTACGGAGAAGCAGTTCCTGTTGATTCGGAGCCGGGCGCGCTCGACAAAGGCCGGGGTGCGGCCGGTGATCAAGGCGGGGACGAATCCTGGGGGGCCGGAGAGTCACTGGGTGCGGCGGCGGTTCATCTGGCAGGACCTCACGGCGGCCGAGGATCCGCGGTATCAGCCGGAAGAGTACGCGTACATCCCGGCGACGTTGGACGACAACCCGCATCTAGATCGGGCGGAGTATGCGGCGGCGCTCGAGTCGTTGCCGGGGGAGTTGGCCCGGGCGTATCGGTACGGCGACTGGGACATTTTCCCGGGGCAGTACTTCGGGGAGTGGCGGAAGAGCAAAGAGATCAAGGGGACGACCGTGGGCTGGCACGTGTCCAGTGTCCATGTCGAGCATGATCGGACGCTCCCGCGGGCGCTCGCGATGGACTGGGGGTACGTGAAGGCGGGGTGGATCGGCTGGTTCGTGCATCTGCCGGAAGGGCACACCTACCTGGAGGATGAGTACGTGCCGGTGCGGGTCAATGCCTACGACCAAGGACTCGAGGTCGGACGCCGGATCGTCGATCGCGGACTCAAGAAAGTGCTGTACCTCGTCTACGACTACCAGATGGAGACGCCCTCGGGGGATTCGGGGGAACCGCTCATCGAGACGTTTAAGCGCGGCGTCAGGAAGGCCGGCGTGAGCCTCGCCTATCGTAAGGCGGATAAGGATCGCCTGAATGGCTGGGGACGGCTCCGTAGCTGGCTGAAAGAGGCGCCGGATGGACGCCCGTGGCTGCAACTCAGTCCCGAGTGCCGCTACGCCGCCCGCACCCTCCCCGCGCTCGTGAGCGATCGGACGCACCCGGAAGACGTCGATAGCGACGGCGACGATCACGCGGCCGACGCCATTCGGTACTGGGCCATGAGCCGGCCGGCGCCTGTGGCGGACGCCGTGAAGCCGCCCGCGCCCTGGATGTCCCCGGCGTGGTTCCGGTCACAGCGTGACAGCGGCGGCGGTCTCCTCAGTCGGAGGGGTGCGTAGATGCTGCCGCCGCAGCCGCCGACGCCCGATCCGCTCACGGCGCCGCCAGCCGCGCCATCGATGCCGACCGCGCCGGAGGTCGCCACCACGAAGGACGGCACGTTCTGGCGCACGCAGATCAGTGCCGCGATTGCCCGCCGGCAGCGGTTCGAACCGTGGTGGGAGGCCTGCCTGCGGGCCTATGCCCCGTTTGCCGATAAACAGCAGCACCCGGATCGGTACGGGACCGATGTGCGGACCAATCGCACGTTCACCCTCGTGGAACGGAAAGCGGCGGATCTATTCTATCGCCGGCCGGACTTGACGCTCGCCCCGACCCCGCTCGATGACTTGCCGATTCCCGGGTATACGGTGCCCGCGCCGCCCCAACAGCCGGGACAACCGCCCGCGCCGCCGATGCCCGTCCCGGCGACCGTCGCGCTCGAGGCGCACGAAGAGATCCTGAATGAGCAGTTAGGCGAACGGGGGTTGGATGCGACGGCGCTCATGGATCGCGTCGTGTTCGATGTCACGTGTACCCAAGGCTGGGGGATGACGGTGCTCGGGTACGAGTCGTACACGAAAGACACCCCGCATCCGACGGATCCGACGCAAACGGTGCCCGTGCCGGTCAAGCAGACGGTCTTCTGGAATCACGCGAGCGGGAAGACCGCGGTCATCCCGGCCAACTTCCGCTCGACGGAGTTCGATAAGGCGCCGTTTCTCGGCTATCAGTTCGAACTCCCGCTCACCGACGGCAACCGGGTCAAGTACCGCCTGCCCGCGGATTTTCAGGGCAGCAAGCCGAAACCGGAGACCCATTACGACCACGGCGATAGTACCGACACCACGCTGGGCCAAGACCTGTTTACCGGCGTGATCCTCTATTACCGCTCCATGCTCTTTCGGACGGATGTGGTGCATCCCGATCATTTGACGCAGCTCGTCCTCGTGGACGGGATCGACGAGCCCGTCATTGAAAAGGACTGTCCGTATCAGACCCTCACCCCGACGGGCGATCTCAGTCCGACCTCGATGATCGGGTTCCCGATTCACTTCTTTGCGACCCGGAGTCTGACGGATTCGGCGTACGTGGCGTCCGATAGCACGATGATTCGGCCACTCGAGAACGAGCTCGACATCTTTCGGACCCAGCTCGTCCAAGCCCGCGATGCGACGATTCTTCGCTATGTGGCCAATGGCGACGTGATCACGCCGGAAATTATGAACAAGATCGTCCGCGCCCCCGTGGGTGGGATTGCGATTCTGCCCGGCGAAGCGTTCAGCGGCGAGGGCGCGATCAAGCCGCTCGAGGGCGGCTCGGTCCCACGGGAGTCGTTCCAAAGCAACGACTACATCGATAACGATCTCGCCCGCACGACGGGCATTGACAGTAACGGCTCCGGCGTGCAAGCGACGAGTGCGCGGACGGCCACGAGCGATCAGATTGTCGCGGCGAATGCCTCGGCGCGGATGGACAAGGAACGGCAAACACTCCTGAAGCAGTACATCCAAGGGGCGACGAAATTCTCGGCGCTCCTGCAGCAGTTTTTGCCGATCGCCGACGCGATCCGGATCGTGGGCCCCCAGAAGGCGCAGGCGTGGGACGCCTGGCGCCGACAAGCGGACAGCAGGTGCGCGTTCACGGCGATGCCGGATTCGGCCTTGCGGGTCGATGCGGCGGTCGATCGGAAAGATGCGCAGGACTTCTACAGCTTCGTCGCGAATGATCCGTTCGTGCAGAAGGGGCGCGCGAAGCTGCTCGAGAAGGTCTTTCGGAAGCATCACATCGATCCGACGGGGATTGTCCTGCCGCCGGATCCGCCAAGTCCGCACGAACCGGCGATCTCGCTCGCGATTCAGAGCCCGAGTCTGAGCCCGCTCGCCCCGGAGTACGGGAACGTCATGCAGGTCTTGACGCAACTCGGGTTCAAGAATCTGAGTCAGCCGAGTGTGGATCCACAAACGGCCATGGCGATTCAGGCCGCGAATAAGTCGATGTCGAAAGCACCACCCCTGACCGAGCACGGCGGGAAATTACCGCCCGTGGAATCGCTGGACAAGCATCATGCCGATCTAACGGGCGGGATGCAAGGGTTGGGCGGGAGTGCGGCGCCGATGGCTCCCGGAGGACACCTGCAATGAACATCAATCCGACACCGGTGCTCGCGACAGATGAAATCACGGTCATGGACCTGATTCATCGGCTCTATGACGCGAAAGAGAAAATGAGTGTCACGAATCCGCATCGGGCCTTGATCCTCCATGCGATGTCTGCGCTCATGCAACTCTCTCGGCGGTTAGAAGACATCGAGGCACAGCAGGCCGAACAGCCACGGGTCGAACTCGTCACAGGAGCGCCCCTGCAATGAATCTCACCATGGGCTTGCGGAAACAGATGCCGTCGTCGTCCTTCGCCCTCCCCGGGAAGCGGTTCCCGATCAGCGATCCGACGCACGCGCGGCTCGCCATCGGCGGCGCGACGCGCGCCGAACATGCGGGGAACATTTCGCCCGGCCAGATGCACGCGATTCAAGCGAAGGCCCGACAGAAGCTCGGCATGAGTCCCAAAGACGCGCTCATCGCGAAATTGCAGGGTGGCCGGTGACCTTCAAAGAGCGCGCCTATACGTGTCCCGGCTGTGGCCGTCAGTCGAAAGCGCTGCGGTGGGATACCGATCCCGTGCCGCCGTGCGATCGCTGCGGTGCGGAGCTGGAAGAAACGTCGCTGGCGTGGGCGCCCAATCGCGGCGTGGTCGATGACACCGTGATCGGCGGTCGCTGGTGCGAAACGATCGGCCAGGAGCCGTTCTTCTATACCAGCAAGAGCGCACTCCGCAGGGAAGCGGAGCGCCGCGGGTATCAGAACGTGGTGCGGCACACCGACGAGTACCACGCACGCCAGCGGAAGCAGCACGATGAACGGTTGCGCGATACCAAACAGGTGCGCGCATGAGACGTGGCGCGGTCGGTGAAGTCTGTGCCTGTGCGGAGCCGTTGCCCTATCAGCGGCCGTCCGGCGTGACGATCTGCATCAATCCGAGTTGCGGTCTGCCGGTCGGGACGCCGACGCAGACGAAGGAGCGTCCGTAATGCGTCGATGGCTGCCTCTGCTCGTGGGGCTCCTCCTGATCGGCGGCGTGGTCCTGTTCGCGCAGGGCCCGTATACGTTCGTCACCGTCACCGGCGCGAACGTCACGGGGAACACCGCGAAACCGTTAGCCGTGGACAACTACGGCGCGCTCTTCGTGCGCCAAGCGCACCCCAATCAAATCAATTGTGTCGTGACCGTCTCGACCGCGACAACGATTCAGGCCGTCGGCGGCTCGTGTGTCGCCCCGGGCGCGGGACTGTCCATCTACGTGACGGACATTGAATTCACCGCGTCGGCGGCCGGCATTGCCGCGGATGCCTTCCCGACATTGAAGACCGGGACCGGCGGCACCTGTGGTTCTGGGACGACGGTCGTGTGGCAGGCGTTGACGGCCGCCGCGATTGTCGCCGTGAGTAATCGCTCGACGCCCATCAAGTTGCCGGCGAATAGCGAACTCTGTTGGATTACCAGTACGGCCGGCTCGAAGAGTCTCGACATCGGAGGCTTTATCGCGCCGTAGCGACGAGTTTCAACCTCTGATCTAGCCCGACGGGGCGAACTGCGGGATGCTCTCCCGCCGATCAGGGACAAAGAGCACGAAGACGAGAGCGCTTCGTTGGACCGCGACATCCGCGGCTGACGAGGCGCTTTTTCTTTTTGTGCTCCCCGTTTTCGCGGGCACGCCAGCGATAGCGCGTGCGAGGGACCATGGCAGAGACCGCAGTCGCATTACCATCCGCACCGAGCTCCGGCGCCGCGACGACAGGCGCCCCGACCTCCTTTCAGGGGTTGGACTGGAGCGAGCCCTCGTCAGGCTCATCCCCGACCGAGATCCCCGCCGATCCGAGCCCGCCCGCGAGCGCGACAGTCTCGCCGGATCCCGCAGCGACCCCGGACGGATCACCCCAGCAGCCTCCCGGCCCGATTCCCTTCGATCGCCATCAAGCGATCTTGGCGAATCAACGGCAGGAAGCCGTCACGAAGTTTCTGACGGAGCAGGGGCTCGCCGGCTACGCCCCGGAGCAATTGAAAGCGATTGCGCCGTGGATTCAGAAGGCGAGCACCGATCCCGAAGGCTTCCTGATTGGCGAACTGACGTCGCATCCCGATCCCGTGGGCCTGCTCCGGCAAACCTTGCAACGGTTGCAAACCGACCCGCGCCACGCGGCGACCATTCGGTCACTCGTGGGGCAGGCGATGCAATCGCTGCGCGGCCAGCCGACGCAGACCCCCCCGCCGATGGTGAAGGTGCAATTCGACGACGGCTCCATCGTGGACATGCCACGGGATCCCGGCGCGTGGTTGCAGTACCACCAGCAGCAATGGCTCAAGCAGATGGATGACCGCTTTGCGCCCGTGACGCAGACGGTCGATCAACTGCGCGAGCAGCAGCAAGCGGCGGCGCAGGCAGCGCAGGTCGATTCGTTCGTGCAGTCTCGCACGCAAGACATCTTGACGTGGGAGGGCATGAACGAGCCGGCCAACCAGAAAGCCCTTGCGGTGGAGATGGGCAAGATCGCCATCGACCCGTGGGACTTCGCTGGGATCGAACGGGCCGCGAATATCGCCTACCGACGCGTCGTCGTCCCGACGATTCGGGCGCGGTCGGAAAGCCAACTGCTGGATCGTCTCAAAACTCAGGCGGCGGCGTCGACCGGGATCAATCCCGGGTCGGCGGCGCCCTCAGCGGCCCGTCCTATCACCAAGTTTTCGGACTTGGGACAAGAGGCGTGGCGCTAGACAGGTAACCCACTATGGCTGTTCCCAACCAAGGCCAGCGCGTCGCCTCGAACTGGGTGACGGTGGTCAAGACGAAGCCGGAAGACCAGATCAACAACGACTACTGGCTCCTGAACCAGCTCTCGAAAGGCGAGGGGTTCATGGGCAAGTCCGGCGGCGACTTCATCACGCAGCCGATCGAGTACGCGCTCAATGGCACCGTCAGTTCGTACGCGGATCTCGACGCGATCTCGACCACGCGCTACGACGTGTTCGATCGCTACGAAGCGCAGTGGAAAGAGTATGCCGGCACGTACGTGCTGTCCGATCTGGAAGATGACCGGAACAGCGGCGACGGACAGGTGTTCGATCTCCGCAACGCGAAGCTCCAGAACCTCTACAACTCGCTCCGCAGCAAGTTCAACACGGACCTGTTCGGGGATGGCACCGGGAACAACAGCAAAGCCTTCACCGGCTTGGGGCTGCTCGTCTCCACGACGCCGACCACGGGCACGGTCCAGGCGGTCGATCGCTCGGTCAATTCGTTCGCGCGCAATCAGCAGACCTCCGGCGCGCAGACCTCGAGCGCGTTCGACAACCTGCGCGCGACGATGCGCTCGATCTACAACCTCTCGAGCAACGGCATCTCCGGCGATCACCCGACCTTTGCGGTGACGACCCGGACGGTGTTCGAAGGCTACGAAGGGTTGCTCATCGCCAACGAGCGGTTCATCAAGAAGGGCCAGGGCGAAGGCGCGTTCGAAACCCTGACGTTCAAAGGGGCCGAGATCAGTTTCGATCTCGCGTGTCCCTCCGGCAACCTGTACTTCCTCAATCCCGCGTTCCTGAAGTTGGTCTACAAGACTGGCTCCTGGATGAAGCCGCAGCCGGCGATCCGGCCGGCGAATCAGACCGCGGATTTCATCGTCATCCGCACGATGGCGAATCTCTTTGCGACCAATCCGCGGCGGCTCGGAGTGGTCAGCAGCATCACGTAAACACGAGCGGAATGCGGGGCGGCTGTTCCGCCGCTCCGCAACCGACTAACGAAAGGACAGGATTGTCATGGCAGGCTTCACGACCGCAACGCACGTCTTTGTCGGCAACTGGGACAACAACGCCACGCAGCAGCATCCCTTGGGGACTCGCGCGTGGATGAACGATGGCCGCGTCTTTCGCTACGCCCAAGCGGGCGGCGCCGATCTGATTGCCGGCAATCTCCTGCAATCCGCCGCCCCGATCGCCAATCACTTGGCGAAAACCTGTCCGGCTGTCGCCGTCGGCGCGACGTCGTTCACGTTCACGCCGGGCAACACGGCGGGCGCGGCGAATCTCTATGCGGAAGGGTACCTGAGCGTGGATACGGGCGCGGCGGCGGAGAATGGCTACACCTACACCATCTCCGGCCATCCCGCGATCACGGCCTCCACGGCGTTCACGCTCAGCCTGGTCGATCCGATCCAGATCGCGCTCTCGGCGTCCAGCACCGCCGGCTTGATTCACAACGGGTGCAAGAACGTGATCATCAGCGCGACGACGCAGACGGCCCGCACGGCGGGCGTGGCGGCGTACATCATCAGCACGACGAAGTACGGCTGGATCCAAACGCGCGGGCCAGCATCGGTCCTCATCAATGGCACACCTGGCGTGGCGATCGCGGTTGTCCCGGGGGCGACGACGGCGGGATCGGTGGACGTCGCGACGGTGGCGGCGGAAATCAACACGCGCACCGTCGGCCACATGATGCAGGTCGGCGTCAGCACGAAGAACAACCTCGTCTATCTCACGATCGACTAATGGACGCGCCGACGCTTACCGAAGCCGACGCGCGCCGCTTGACCCGAGCGATCGTCGAGCGCCTCCGGGCGCTCGGCGGTCGGCCGACACGGTTCGGCCTCTCGCTCACCCGGGAGGGCTTTTCGTTCACGGCGGAGTTGCACGGACGACAGATTACCGTGCAGACCGGCCAAGGCTCGTTCACGTACGACGCGATCGCGAAGGAACTCCTCGCCCGCGCGGTCATGCCGTTCGAATGGGGCGAGCAGATTTACAAACTTGAGGCACCCGGCCAGTTGCCGAAATTTTCCACGCACTGAGAGGAATCCATGACCGACGAACTCATCGTAGACGCTGACAAAGCCACCGGAGACGACACGCCACCGA